TCCAAAGGACGGCACATAGCCGGATAAGTCCTCTGCCTGTATCGACATTTCAAATTGCAGCGGGTCCACTAATGCCCGCTTGCGCCGCTTCATCTCTGCCAGTTTCTTCGCTAAGGCTTCTTCCCGCTGGGACACCACATCCTCAGCCGCCTGCTTCTCCGCTGTTTCCAGATCCACCATGCAGCCTGCTGCTTCTTCCAGGTTCTCCGTCATCTTCCTGGCGACTTCTTCATTTTCACAGATCAGAGTCGCCGGATGACACAGCTCATGCCGCTCCGTATGCCACAAAAAATCCAGCAGAAGCAGATGGTCCTTTCCCGGGGACAACCTGGTTCCCCGTCCTACCATCTGGCAGTACAGGCTCCGGACCCTGGTCGGCCGCAGCACAATGACGCAGTCCACGGACGGGCAGTCCCACCCTTCCGTCAGCAGCATGGAATTGCAGAGAACCTGGTATTCTCCCCGGTCAAACGCCTCCAGGACTTCCGCCCGGTCCTGGCTGTTCCCGTTGACTTCGGCCGCCCGGAATCCTTTTTCTTCCAAAATATCCCGGAACTTCTGCGAGGTCTTGATCAACGGGAGGAATACCACCGTTTTTCTCTCCCTGCAGTATTTTTCCATCTCGTCCGCGATCTGGTACAGGTACGGATCCAGAGCAGTAGCAATATCCCCCGCCTTAAAATCTCCAGACTGAAGGGAAACACCGGTCAGATCCATCTTTAAAGGAATTGTCAGTGCCTTGACCGGGGACAGATATCCATCCCGGATGGCCCGCGGCAGCGTATACTCATAAGCCAGGGATTCAAAATACTGGCCCAGGTTCCGCATATCCCCGCGGTCCGGTGTTGCCGTCACGCCCAGAACCTTTGCCTGCGGAAAATGCCTTAATACCGTCTGATATCCGTCTGACAGACAGTGATGGGCTTCGTCAATGATGATCGTACTGAAATACTCCGGGTCAAACTTGGACAGCCGTTTCTCCCTCTGCATGGACTGTACGGAGCCTACTGTCACCCGGTACCAGCTTCCCAGGCAGCTTTCCTCTGCCTTTTCCACCGCACAGCGCAGGCCCGTCGCCTTTGCGAGTTTATCGGCCGCCTGCTCCAGCAGCTCCCCCCGGTGGGCCAGGATCAGAACCCGGCCGCCCCGGCGGACACATTCTTCCGTTACCTTGGCAAACACGATTGTTTTGCCGCATCCGGTCGGAAGGACCAGAAGCGTCCGGTCAACGGTCTCCCAGGCGCCGAAGATCTTTTCCCTGGCTTCCTGCTGGTAGGGCCGCAGTTCCATCGCAGCCATTTAAAAATTCCCCTTGGTATACTTCGGGGCCTCATATGGATACAGCTTCTCAATCCGGTTATACATTTTGGACGGATCTTTCGTGCCGGGCGTCAGCCCCACCTTTGCCCTGGCCTTTTTTCCAGGAAGCAGCTGCCAGTTCATCCTCAGCTCCTCCCCCTTTTTCTTTAAACCTACGCCGCAGAAAAGCTCCGAGAGTTTCCATTCCAGCGACGTGTGCAGGATATAGTTCTCCCGGACCGTGATGTCCCGGTCCGGCCCATGTACGATAAATGAAACCACTGCCATGTTACATGGCGGGAGCTTCCCCTGGCCGCTTGATCGGGCCCGCTCAAACTTTTCGATGGTAACATCATAATCGCCGGCGGGAAGGGGTTCAAACTCCTGCCCGTCATTCTGGATGGTATCCTCCCATCCAAGCTCTCGTTCCTGCCGCATGTTGTTTTCTGTGTTCATTGTTCTTCCTCCTCGTTTATTCATCAAATGGAACTGATTCTTTCTCTTTCATTTCCTGGATCATCTGAAAGACCTGCGGCCAGGCTGCTACCAGACAGCCCTCCACAAAATCCTCCGGATACTCCCAGATTTCCATATCTGCCGGCATGTACCCTTTGGCGACTACCGCATTCTGGACATCCCATTCGCATACCCCGTGCGCCGCCATCAGATCCCTCAGCGCCTTTGGGATCCTCGGATCCAGCCGGATATCATCCTTCACAGGCCCTGTATCTGTTTCGGGGATCGTCAGCTCCGGGACCAGCGGCATGGACTGCTGTACGAAGCTCCCCGCCGTTGCTTCTGCAGGGGCAGGCGCAGGATCCCGTTCTTCCTCCTGCACATGCTGGGCGGGTTCTGCCCTCCGGCTCACAGTATCCTCGATAATGTGTCTGACCGCATCATATTCAAACGGCAGTTCCTCCGGCAGACCATAGCGGTTCTTGGCGTCCCAGCAGGGGTGGTGGCTGGTATACATGACCCGCGCGCCGCCCTGGGCCTTCCGCTTCCTGCCCTCTTTGTCCGACGCAACGGACCATGTCTTGTAGTTTGCAAACAGGACCATGTCCGCCCACTCTTTTAACAGCGGGGCCGTCTGGGACGATGTCTTTTTCCCCAGCTTCAGTTCCCACCGGTCATAAGCTCCCAGCTCATCCGGCTGTTCAAATTTTTTCAGATGCGCATGGGCAGTTACTACTACGTTGATTCCTGCGGATACCACATCTTCCAGCAGGTTCAGAAAACGGCCGAACTCCTCTTTTGCGTACACATATCCGTTTCCATAGCCAAAGTCCTCAATCCCGCGTTTTCCATGCCTGGCACACAGCTCCGCAATACCCATCTGCTCCGCCCAGTCTGCGGTATCAATGACCAGCGTCCTGCACAGATCCGGATTCTTTTTCACATACTGGATCTGTTCCATCAGCATGGCCCAGCTGCTGGCCTTTTCAAACCGGGCCACATCCATGTCCTTGGTGCTCCCCTCCGTGTCGATAAAGACCGGATCCGGGAAACGGGAAGCGAACGTGCTTTTCCCGATTCCCTCCGGGCCGTAGATGACAACCTTTTTTGCTCCCGGTATACGTCCTCTGATAATTTCCACTTAAAACTCTCCTTTCTTCCATTTCCCCTGGGTCGGGATCATTCCGGTTTCCTCAGCAGGCTCTTTTACATACCCGTCTTCGATGATAATGGAACATTCCTCTCCTGTACTCACCCTCGTGGCGATAACCTGCAGCCCCTCGCTTTCAAGCCACTGCCCGAACTCATCAAGTGTTTCCAAGTCCATCTGCTCCAGCTTGTCCAGGAGTACAAACCCGCATTTCGGGTTCAGTTTCCTCACAATGGCTGTCGCCACCTTCAGACGGTCTGAACCGGACATATTGTCCCAGCACATCCCCTGGTAAACCAGGGCGCCGTTTTCCACCGATAGTTCGGGGAGAGGAAGGTTTGCATTCTTAAGCAGATCCGCCTTTGCCTGGCGCGTCTTTCCGATCTCCCCCGTCAGCCGGTCATACTGTCGCTGGTATTCCCTGGCGTCCTCCTCTGCCTTCTCCTTATCAAGGTTTGCCCGGACTTTCCGGTTGATCTCCTCAATGTTGGCAATGTTTTGTTCCAGCTCCTCAGTGGACAGATCCTCCAGATCCTTCACACTGGTCCGTGCGATGTCCAGGTCCTTTTCAAGTCCGTCCGCTTTTTGCAGTAATTCCTGTATCTGGCTGGTGACTGCCTGATACTCCTGTTCCAGCTGGTGCAGACGCTGGCGTTTTCTCTGGTTTTCCCCGTTCTGCGCCAGGATTGACTGCTGCTGCCGGATCAGATCCGACGGGGAAACCAGCTCCTTCGGGGCTTCCGGGAAATACGCCTGCTCTTTTGCAAACTTTGATTTCTGGTCCGCAATCCTTCCAATGGCCTGTCTCTCGTTGTACTGCTCCCTTTCCTGCTGTTCCAGGGCAGCCAGCTCATCGCCCACCCCAATGATCTGCAAAAGTATATTGGCTTTTTCCTTATCAGATGCCTCCATGAATCTCGGAAGGTCCAGCGCCAGCTGCTCCACAAATTCATTCAGCAGCTGCTGGCCGCCCTTCTTCCCACTGGGATCAGTCACCTTCAGTTCACTGTTCTTTCCTTTGCGTTCCACAATCAGACCATTATCCATGATTATCTTAAGGTTTGGCGGGATGGCACTTCCCTCCCGCTGGGCCGCAGACGGACGGAACCGGTCCCCGCCCAGGGCCCAGGCGATTGAATCCAGCACCGAGGTTTTCCCCTGGCGGTTCTTTCCTCCAATAATGGTCAGCCCGTCCTGTGCCGGCTCAATTTTAACTGCCTTGATCCGTTTTACATTTTCAATTTCCAGCCTGTTGATCTTCATACTTGACATTCCTCCAGTAAATCTTTTATACTGTTCCTGTAGATATTTCTTCTGGGCCTGTCCGGTGGCTGCCGGCAGGCTCAATTTCTGCTGTAGGGCCGAAGCTCCCCGACATGACCGCTCCCTCCTTCCATCAGATCATCATAATGTTCCAGACTTCCCACGCCGCCCAGATCATTGCCGCGACCGCCGTCGCGTTGATGACCAGCAGCGCCGCCACTGCGTGCTCCAGGGTTCTGCGATACTCGCGTTCCTCCCAGTAGCGCACTCTGAAACTCTTTCTCATCCTCATTTCCTCCTTATGCTTGTCCTTCTTGCTTATCCGCCTCTAGGCGGATTTTATCTCTATTACCTGTCCCAATGTCTCCAAAGGGGTTTTTCTAAGGTAATTTGCTACATCGCGCTTTTTCTCGTCGGAAAGCTCGGAATATTCTATTTTTTCTCCTTGACAGACGAGGAAAATGCTATATGTAATTCCCATTCCGGGCACCT